GACGATTCGTTTTAATCGTTCGTGCGTTTGTTTTTGGAGCTGGTGACAGGAGTTGAACCTGCAACCCACTGATTACAAATCAGTTTTATTTTACCATTTATCGATAAAAATTCAAAGTTTGTTAGCCTTACGTTAGCTTATTAAACTTAAAAATTCAACTTTTCAAGTTTTGGCTGTATGTAAAAATAACACATTTTGTGTCGTTTTACAATGCGGTTATCTTCCGCATGACCAACTCATACTCTTTCGGGTATGCAAGCTTTATGGCGCTCATGTGCTCATCAAGCACTTCCATCAAGCCTCCAAAGGGCGCGGCGCTGGCCGCTTCCACGAACTCGCTTTGCGGATTTGCTTTTGTGGAGCATGCCGCCGGGTACGACGCGGGAGGCAGCGCTTGAGTCTGCATTTCTGCCGGTGCCTGCTTTTCTTCCAGCTCATTCCTCACGGTGCAGAGGGCGGCAAGTTTTTCCACGCTCTGCCAGTCCGTCGATCCGCATTTCAGCTTGTGGATATGGGTGTTGATCTCGTCGATGTCCATACTTGCCGCCCTCCTCCCTTATGCGTTGCGCAGAATGTCCGCCGCGCGTTTGTAAGCGTCTCGCTCTGCGCCGGTGGCGTCCTGCATCATGTCCTCAATGTCAGAGATCATGCGATTACGGCCATCCGTGCGGGAGTAGTGTCCGCGCACATAGTGACGGCCACGGTTGGCGTAGCTGTTGCCCCGGTTGTAACCGTTTCCGGCGTCGTGGTTGAAGGATCCGCGCATGTCGGCTTCCCACTCGCCTGTACGGCTGTACTCGCCGCCCTCGCAGTAATCCTCGATGCGGTGAATGTCCAAAATGATGTCCACGATCTCGCCGATCATCTCAACATCGCCCGGAGAGCGGTTCTTTTTGTCGGTCAGCTCCATGAGCTCGTCGCACATCTCATCCTTCAAATGATTCAGTTTATCCAGCATGACTTTATCTCCTTTCTTATGCTACCCGCTCAACGATCAGATTGCTGTTTGCAATGCCGACTGCCTGCGTACTGGTGTTTTTAACCGCCACGGTCACGCAGCAGCCACGCGGCACCTCGATGAACGCAGCCACGAAAACATTGAAGTAATTTTCGACTGCCGCCGGGGTGACAATCGCGGTCGCGCTGGTCAGCGACTCACCGCCGACAGCCAGCGCCACGGAAATGGGTCCCACAGTGCCGCCGGTGGGAACGGCGATATTGCCGCCAAAACTCACCTTGAAGCGGGCTTTGCACTGGTTTGTCAGGCCGCGCAGGGTCACGAGGCCGCTGCCCTCACGGTGCATGATGCAGGCGGGGGCTTTCACGGCGGTCTCGGTCAGGGGAAGGTTTTCACCCGCCGCCACCGTGACGGTGTTGGAGTTGCTAAATTCAGCCATTTTATCGGCTCCTTTCATAAATAAAAGCGCCGGGACTTCTGCCCCGGCGCTCTGGTTTGCAAAATCAGCTCAGGGCTGAACAGGTGACAAAATGACACCAGTTGCCATTATTTGGTTATGCGCAGCCGTTACAGCCGCATCCGGTGCCACAGTTACCGTACTGGTACGGCGCAGGAACCGGGAAGGCAGGAACGGGACGCGGGTTGTAGTAGGCCAGCTGACCGCTCATGTATGCCTTGAGGGTCTCATTCTGCGCCGCCTGGGAAGCTGCAAGCTGAGCCGCAAAGAGCTGCTGGCTCTGCTCCGCGATCTTGGCGTCCTTTGCCTCGATGCGCTGAGCTGTGAGAGCGTCCAGGATAGCCCGGGCGTTCTGGTTCTGGTTGTCTACGATGTCCCGGGTCGCGTTCTGCACGGTGTTCCGGGTCTCGCAGGACTGGGTAGCCAGATTGTAGTTGACGCCCTGGATAGCAGACCGGGTCTCACAGCAGCAGTTCTGCTGCTGCATCTGCATTGCAGAGAGCTGCTGCATGAATGCCGCCTGCTGATTTGCACGGCTGATCTCGGCGGACATGAAGCCGTTACTCACGGTCTGCTGGACGCCGTTGATGAGCTGTGCCTGCTGGTAGAAACCGTCACACATACCGTTGTTTACGCCATCGATCTTGCGTTCGATGTTGGCGAAGTCGCTGGTCAGGATGTAGCCATCCACGACGCCGGCGCCGGCACCGGCGCGATTGCCGCCCCAGTTACCGCCCCAGCCGCAGAAGATGAAAAGGAAGAGCACGATGATCCACCACGAACCATCGCCGCCAAAGCCAAAGCCATTGCCATTGTTGGTATTGGCGGGCTGCACCGGCATAGTCAGGCCGATGTTGTCAGAAGAAAGAGACATTTTGTACTCCTTTCGGAATTTTTGATTAAAAGTGTATCTCAACCGTGGCCACGGTTACGACTTATTGCAAAAACTGCTGGAACTGCTGAGCCATTGCCTGAAGCTGGTTGAGCTGGTCTTGGCTCATCTGCCCGGATTGCAGGAGCTTTTGCACCTCCTGCTTTGGGTCGCCCTGAAAGTTGGCCTTGAACTGTTGGAACTGCTGCATCATCTGTCCGAACTGCCCCATAGGGCCGGCCGTGGAGGATGCTTTGCCGCCGCCCAGTGCATTAAAAAGAGGGTTTGCCATAATTACTTGACCTCCGTTTCGGTTTTTGTGGGCTCCTGCTTTTCCAGCGCTGCACAGCGGGCTGCCAGGGCGTCAAACTCTGCCCTGGTGACAAACTCCCCGCCGGGCTGTTGGACGGCCTGAGCGGGCATCTTAGCTGCCGTGGTGCGCTCCTTGTAATCAAAGGCCCTGAGCGGCAGCGGCATTCCGCTTGCGTCCGTGCTCTTGATGTAAAAGGCGCTGTTCTCGCTATCCATCAAGAGCACGCTGTTCCCGGCGGCTACCATGTAGGCTTTTGCGCCCTCTTCGCCCTGCACCCAGATGATCGGAGGCGTAGATGGGGAGCTTTGCCCTGTCGGTTGGCTCATCATGGGCGGCTGATACCCGGCATTCTGCCGCAGCTGCGTGAGCTGGTCAGGCATAGGCTGCCCGTAGTAGTTTGGCATTTGATAGCCATATGGATTGTACGGCATCGTTTAGTCCTCCTTGTACCAGTAGTAGATCGGGCATTCTGCGCCGCTGTCCCAGTTGTCCAGCCAGTCGCCGTTGATGACGGCCAGAACGTGGCCGGAGCAGCCCAGTACATACACGCCGTTCGGGTACTCCCGGGCAAAATCTGTCACCGTGTAACAGGTGGTGCAGTCCGCCTCGACAAGGCGGCGCTTGAATCCGTGCTTTTGGAGGTATGCGCCCCATGTGCGGTTGGCGCTGGGCATATCGCCGAGAGCAAAGCCGGTCAGCGCCAATCCAATGTAGGCCTGCTCCCAGCTCTGCCCAGTGGCTGCAGCTACCGCCCGCACGGCACAGTCTCCGACGCTGCTTCCGTGGGGGTTGGGGTTAAACTTGTGCCACATGGCGCTCCCCTCCCTTTGTGCTCAGTTTATCTTTTTAAGGAGAGTTAAGAGACAACGAACGCATAACGAAGGACAAAAACGCCTGATTAAATCTTGATTAGAGTTTGATTGCGACCCAGCCAAAACTAATACAACTGATACAAAATAGACAAAAAAATAAGGCAAAGTCTGGTGACTATGCCTGTATCACTTGTATTAGTTTTGTGGTATAATGATGGCGTCAGAAGGAAACACAAATGGAGGGACAAAAAATGAAATACTCTTGGAATACCGCCCGCGGCGCAAAAATCGAACTCGACATTGACAAAAAGGTCATCACCGAAGAAACCCTCTGGAATGATGGCAACGAGGTTGCGGTCCCTTGCCGCAAGTGGCAGTACACCATCAATTCTCTGCTCGTGAACGGTCGCGAAATGAAGGCTGGTGCCTACAAGCAGCAGATCGGGCGTTGGCCGGAGAACGTGCATTACGCTTTCGGCGTGTATGTGATGGCCAATGGTAAAAAGCAGCAGGCATTCGTCGAGATCCCCGATGAAATCGAGAACGAAATCTACGGCGAAGAGCGGGCCTATCAGAAAGCAAAAGTCGAAAAAGAGCTTGCTGTTGGCGAAGAACATGAAAAGCATTACAACGCCGTTTACAACGCCGTGATGAATACGCTGAACAAGTAACGAGTAGGAGGACACCATGGAAAACACTACCATCCGTAATCTCGGCAAGCTGTACCACTTACTGGACGAAGCCTGCACCCCTGACCATGTAAATCAGGAAGACCTTGACAACGCTACGAGGTTTCCCGTGCGTGGCGTGATGATGAAAATAACGCTGGCGCACAAGCTCCATAAAATGACCCCGGAGCTTGACAATGCCTGCTCCTACGTCCTGAAGGACGTTGACATTGAGGATGCAGAGAAAAGCTATTCGCTCAAGGCGTTGCCGATGGAACAGCAAGGGTTGTTCGTGATTGGGTATGACTCGCCCGATTACAAGACGCTTGGCGTGTCTGCCGTCAAAATCAAGGCAGCCAGAGAAAGCGCAGGATTAACCATCCGGGCCTTGGCAGAAAAAACCGGGCTGTCCACTGCAACCATTCAGCATGCAGAGTCCGGCAAGGCAGTCTCGAGAGTGTCTACCCTCGAAAAGATCGCAGCCGCTTGCGGCGTTACCATCGCTGATTTACAGGGATGAGCCGCATGATAGAAAAAAGGTGTACGATATGCGGCAAGACTTTTAAAGTCTACCCCTGTGAAAAAGAACGCCAGTGCTGCTCCCGAAAGTGCGGAGATGCTCTTATGTAACTGAAAGGAAGGTCGACCTTATGAACAGCAAAATCAAGAATCCCGACCTCATCACGGAAGATGGGGTAAGCCACTATGACGAGTTTTGCACCACATTAAGCGGAGAGCTCACATCCATCCCATCCCCGCTGATGCCGAACCGGCAGCCGCTGGTGAACAGCATCTACCCTGAAGGCCGGGTATACTCCGTCACTGTGCGCGAAACAGGCGAGTTTGGAGCAGAAGCCACCGTCCGCTTTGCCACCTATGAGGAAGCCAGAAGCTTCTTTAAGCACGTTTCTTTGCACTGCAAGACCGTCAAAGAGGCGCTTGCATAAAGAAAACCCCCGATGCTCCAAACGGAACACCGGGGAATTTGCTTATCCAAGCATTTTTTCAATGCTTTTCAGTCGGTAGCCTATCGCCGTCCGGCTGTAATGTGTCTGTGCCGCAATGTCCGGCAGCGGAAGCCGCTCAACGTACCGAAGTAAGGCTATCTTACGGTCTACCCTCCCAAGCGGTGCGTTTTTGATGGCGGCGGTCATCTGCTGTCGGTCAAGTCCTTGCAGCGCAGCGGGCAGCACTACACGAGCCGCCGCCACAGGCAGCACCGAGCCAGAAGGGCTGCGGCAGCTGTCCGGCGTTGCGCCTTTCTGCGCGTCTCGTTGCGCGATTCGCTCGATTTTTACCGTGCCACGCAAGAAGAATTGGGTAAACGCGCTGGTCGTAATAATATCGGTCGTATGTAGTGCTGCTCATAGTCTTACTCCTTACTGCTTTTGCAGTGCCGCCTTTGCGCGGTCAAAGAAAAACTGGATAACTTTGCCGATAGTCTCATCGGTGATGGCCCAGCTGATAAGCTTGCCCCACTTGCTGGCACCGAGGGCAGCCCGCAGGGTCTTTGCCACCCACGCCTTGCGCTCTGCGCCGCGCTTTGTCCCCTGGATTTCCTGCTCTGCCCGCTCGATGAGGTCCAGCACCAGCGGCTTTACCGCTGCGCCGTAGCCCAGCCGGATGCAGCCCAGAGCGTAAAAGATCACGCCCCCCAGCATCAGCACTGCCGCCACCGGGGCGGGGATAACGCCCAAAATGTTATTGATCGTTGCCATGTATTACTCTCCTCTCTCTTTTTCGAGGTCTGCAATGCGGTGGTTTGCCACCTTCATCTGTTCTTCAAGCACCGGGACACGCTGGGCGAAATTGTTGTGTGTCCGGACTTCCCGGGTCAGCTCTTCCAGTTTGGTTTCGGTCACCGCCTGCTGCTTGTCCAGCTTGGCGTCCATGCTCTGGGCGGTGCGGTTGTTGGAGACGATCGCGCCGATCAGGCTCAGACCGCCGGTGATAATGGCTACGATGATTGCTTCGCTCATGCGCCCTCCCGAAGACGGGTCAGACCCTTCTTCTCGATGATACGGGGATAGTTGAGGGTAGTGACGTTGAGGTCCACGTTGCCAGAGATGCCCGGCACAGCGCCCTTGCTGGTGTGCTGGTGAGCGTTGTACTTAAAGGTAACAGCAGGCGGCTCGCCCGTGTAGTCGGCAAGCCAGACGTCCCACCGAGAGGACAGCCTCGCCATGTCCAGCTCATACTTGTAACCGGTGTAGGTGTAGAGCTGGGCGTAAAAACCCATCCGCTCAACCTGTTCCAGCGCGTAGGCGGTCAGGTTGGACAGGTCAAGCGTGGACAGCTGCTTGAGCTTGTTCTCCTCCACGTCCACGCAGACAGGGAGAGAAAACTCCTTGCCGTACACCGCCTGCCGCAGCATGGCCAGCTCTTCGTCGGCCATGGCCTCGCTGGTGGCATAGGTGTAGTAGTAGACGCCCACGTCCAGACCCGCAGCCCGGGCGTTGCGGTAGTTGGTCTCAAAGGTCGGGTCGATATACAGGCCGTCCGACCGCTTGGAGAGCTTGTAGTTGGTGGATACCGTCTTGAGCATCGCTCCCCTGTAGCCCGCTGCTGCCACCTGCGCCCAGTCGATTTCGCCCTGATACCGGCTCACGTCGATGTACCGGTAGGGCGGGCCCCCCTCCCAACCGGTGACAGCCTCTGCCTTGGGGGCTTGGGGCGTAGGCTCAGGTTCACCCATGTCCCGCTCGTCCCCCGGGCCAAAGATAGCCCGCACCAGCTTTTCCAGCAGTTCCAGCAGCTTACCCATCGTAGTCCTCCCCCGTAATCTCCTTGTATTGCTCAGGGGCGATTTCGCCCTCGGCAACCCTCTTGCCAAGCTCCCGCTTGACCCCGGCGTGGCGGATTGCGGGCATTTCTGCCCATTCCTTGGTGCCGGCGATCAGTCTGTTTGCCCAGATTTTATCCATTTTGAAGTCCTCCTTACTTGTTGACGGCGGCATCCAGCTCGCACAGCGAGTCCTCGATAGTCGCCAGCCGCTCCTGTGATACCATGTCCTGCTCACACAGGGCGTCTTCGATTCCCGCCACGAGGCCGGGCAACTCCCTGAGCTTCCGCTCATCTTCCAGCTTCTGGTGGAGTTCTTTCAGGCTTTTATCCATCTTGTAAAGACTCATCCGATGACACCTCCAATCATGGTGATAGTGCCGCCGACGCCGGAAGCTCCCCGGGCAATCGTCACCTTGTAGTTAAAGGCCGCTCCCTTGGCGGCGGTCTTGTTGGTAAAGGCGTGGTGTACAAAGGCCCGGCTCTCGCCGCTCTGGATGTCCGTCACGGTCTCCCACACGGGGCTGTCGTCTAAGGCGTTGTTTGTCAGTTCCACGGTCAGGCTCATATCTGCCGGAAAACTGCCCTCGAGCGTCAGCGCGGCCACGGTGATGGTGTCGTCCGCCGTCAGGGGCTGGGCCAGCGAGAGGACGGCGCTTGTCACATTTTTGGTAAAGGTAGCGGTCCACTCTGTCGAGGTCTTGCCGTCGTCCGCTTCCAGCACCAATGTGTTCTCCCCGTTGAGGATCTGCTGGAACAGGGCTTTCTCGCTCAGGCACTGTACCGTGAGTTCGGTGCCGGAGGCCACGTTCTCGCGGACGGCCAGCGCCACGCCGTTCACCTTTTCGGTGATGGTCATGGGGTCTCCGTCGCCGTCGGTCACGGTGTAGGCCAGAGTAAACGTCGTGTTCTTCTCGCCCAGAGCCACGCCGCTCTCGCCTGCATCGCTGGTTACTTCCGGCGGCTGGTTTGCTGAGGCGAAGCCGTCTTTGTCGATGTACAGGTCTTCCGACAAAGTGAAGCATGGAAGGTAGCCGTAACTACTGCCGTAAGTGCCTTCGGCAGTCGTAACACTGGAGCCGCTTGCGGAAGCTATGTAGACGCTGTTGGCATAGTAATGGGTTTCCGGCCAATGCGACCCATCAGTATATGTAATGCGCATATATGGACTTCTCGTCCAGATGCCGCTTCCGTAGCGGGTTCGAATGCTGCCGATCCTGCTGATTGCGGCTGAGGAAAGCGCAGAGCCATCGGAGTAGCCCGATGCCCCGACTTCCGCTGCCGAAATAGGGAAAAAGCTTGACTTGTATGTGTCGCCGTCAAGTGCTATTCCGTTACCACCGCCAGTACTGGAATGGTCATAATAGCGAACATAATGACCGGCATATTTTGTCATGCCGATCAAGTTCCGTACTTCTTCGGAAAACTTATTCACATAGGTGTTTTTGTACCAGGTGTCCTCACCGCTGTTATTGACAAGGTAAGTATCTCGTTTAGACACATTATGGACCCCGCTCGTAGCCGGACTCTCCCGGCAAAACAGCGTCCTTCCCTTGCCGTTCAGTCCCGACTCATAGTTGTGGCACAGTACATAAAACTTGACTTTGGTGCTGTCTTCCATCAGATAGACGTATCCGTCCCCGATGGCTAAGTCTTTAATCTGCATATTCTAATCCTCCTTTCTCTCAAAACTCCACCCGGCTCTTCGGCTTGTTCCACACACCTGTCAGCTCTACGCCGTCAAGCGTGTCAAAGGCCGAAACAAAGCTGATGCCGCTCACGTCCACGCCCTGCACCAACTCCAACAGCTTGATGCGCACGCCGGTGGCCGCAGCGTCCGCCGCCGCGCCGGAGATGGTGAGGGTCTTGTCGGTCTCGATTTTGATAGCGTTGATGCGGTCGCCCACGGCTTTGGCGTCTGCGGGAGCGCCCTTGACGGTCAGGGTGGGGTCGGTGGTGACGCGGCCCTCGGTCTCCTTGGCAAACTGCTCTGCCCGCTTGGCGGACTCCGCAGCGGCAGCCTTGGAGCTTTCGGCGGCCTCGGCCTGCTGCGTGGCAGTCTCGGCCCGCTGCGTGGCAATGCCCGCCTGCTGCTCTGCGGTCCGGGCCGAGGCAGCGGCGGCTTCCTTGGACTCGGCGGCAGCTTCGGCGCTGGCTGCGGCTTCCTCTGCCTTTTGGGTGGCGGTGGAGGCAAAGCCCTCCACATACTCAAGGCTCTCAGCCATAGCCTCCCGCACCTCGACGCCCCGCTTTGCCTTGCGGATGTCGTTGATGTTTTCTTCGAAAGTTTTGTTCACAGGCTCTTTACCTCCGTGGGCTTGTCATAGATGACGTCCTCATCAAAATAAAAATCGTCCCACAGCCAGTCTGCGCCCGCGTAGGCGGTGGCATTGTACTTGTAGGGATTGCACGTGCCGGTGATGGAAAATGTGCCGGTATGCCGGTCTCTGCTTTGGGGCGACACTGTCCACAGGCCAAGCCAGAAGTTGGCCGGGTCCTCGTCCAGTACGCAGCGCAGCCACTGCCCCTGCAAGGCGTTTTCGAGGATGCTCTGCACCTTGCGGCGCTCATCCGGCGGAGCTTTGCATTTGAGGTCAAGCCGGATGGTGCGCTGGAGGTAGTGTACTTTGCCATCCACAGCCCGGGTGAGGTCGAGCAGAAAATCGCCGCCCGGCACCTGCACAAGCTTTTTGTCCGGCTCTGCGCCGGAGATGAGCGGGCTGCCAACCAACAGGTAAAGGCCGAGGTCGTCCAAGGTGTGCAGAGAGCCGATTTTTGCCCCCATGAGCTTGCCCATAAAAATCACGCTCCTTTACATAAAGCCCTGCAGCGCCTCCGGGCGGCAGGCCGTATCATCTTGCGCCCATGTGCCTGCAGCCGTCTGTCGGTATCCGCTGCCAAAGGTCACGCCGCTTTTGGACGCCTTGACGTCCCGCCGCTGGGCCAGAGCGCCGGGGAAGAGGATGGAGTATGTTTTGCCGTTTACCGGCAGCACCGCAAAGGCCCGGCCACTGCCCCCGGCGGCAGCCCACGCTGCGGCGTCGCCGTCGTAGGTGAGCAGCACCGCCGCATAGCCGGAGAGGTCTGTGCTCGTGGTCTGGGCCGCAAAGGTGGAGCCCGACCAGCTTTGCAGCTCGGTGCCGTTTTTCACGCCGGAGAATGTCAGGCCGTCCGTCCCGAAATGGATGTTGGCCGTGATGCTGGCGTGGCCAACGGTCATGCCGGAGGCGGGTGTGTAGTCGATAAAGTCGCTGGCCGTCTTGCCCGCCTGGGTGGTGTCCACCTGCGTGGCGCTGGCGTAGCGGCTGGTGGATGCCGTCTTTTCGGAGAGCTCGTTGGTCACGCCAAGATTTGCCACGGCCCGGTCAGTGAGGGTGCGCCGGGTCATGCCAAAGGTGTACTCCTTCTTTTCCGGGTGGTCGAGCGGCTCCACAAGCTTGGTGCAGAGCATGATCACGTCGATGCTGTGGGGCTTGCTGATGATATGGGCAAAGCTGGCAAAGGTCAGCCGCTCGGTATCATAGCCAGCATCCACAAGGTCAACGGCCTTGACCTCATAGCTCATGGTCATGAGGTCGTTCTTTTCCAGGTCCTGCACCGCGGCGGCAAAGGTGGCGTCGCTGCTGTCCGTGTCAAACTCCCTGATCTTGGAGACCACGCCAAACTTTTTTACGGCCTCGTCGTTCTGTATCCACCCGTACTCCCGATTCCAGCTGTAGCCTTTTTTCGGGAGGTACTTGTCCACGGCGCTCTGGCTCGTGCCGTTGATGCCGTAGCGCTCTTCGTGGGTGCCGGTCGTCACGGTAGTCGAGCCCCACTTAAACCAGAGAAATTTGTACTTCCACTGGGTCTTGGTCTCTTCGACAGTGTGCTTGTTGCCCATCGGCCAGATGCGGGTAAAAAGGTCGTTGGTGTCGGTCTTTTCGGTAAAATCCAGCAGATTCACGCCATATTCGATGTTCTGGGCGGTCTGCCGGTCAGCCTCGTATGCCTGGTCGCAGTAGTTGAGCACGTTCATGCCGGTGGTGGAGTTATAGGTGCAGTAAGCGTAGCCGCCGTAGGTCTTGAGCACCATTTTGCTGATGATGTCCCATGTGCTGCCGTAGTCCTCGCCAACGCCGTACTGGTTGCGGTCGCCGTAGCTCACCACGAGGTCGCCGAGGGCGGCAGTCACCCTGCCCAGCTCGAACTTTTTCATTTTGTCGTAGCTGGTCTGTTCCTCGTAACCGTCGCCGCCGGAGATCTGGGAGTTGTGGGCTTTGATGAGGTATTCCAAAAAATCCCTCAGCTTGCCCTCGTAGTTGAAGGGGGTAATGCAGCTGTCGTTAAAATAGCTGAGAGCTCCCTCGCAGTAGATGACCCGGCGGTTGAGCCAGTCGGCTTCGTGGCTGAGTACCCGTCCCCGCCATATCTCCTTGCCGTCCTGATGCACCGCCACAGCAGTGGACATCTTTTGCATGGATTCGTAGCAGGGGTGGGTGCGCAGCATGGTAAAAGTAAGGCTGCCGCCCTTGCTCACCTCGCGGGTAAGCTTGGGCGACAGCACCACAGCCTGTCGGTTGCCCGGCTGATAGACGGTCAGCTTGTTTTCGGGGTCACCGTAGGGATACGCAAAAATCTCGTACATCTCAGTTACCCCTTTCTGCAAGCATCTGGATATGGCCTAGCTGGTCGTTCATGTCGGGGGCGAGAGCGCCCACAATGGTGCCGTCATCCAGCACGATCTGCTGATTTGCCACATCAGGCAGATACTGCTCCACTACGGCGCTCAGCTTTGCAAGCTGAGCCTGTATCTCCGCCTGATACTTGGGGACGGAATTGTTGTTGGGGTTGTAGGTAAAGGGGTCGCTGCGGTAGTCGTAGCCCGCAAAAGCCCGCTCGTTGCCGTACCAGTAGGCGTCCTGAATGTCCAGATAGCTCATGGCGCCAGACGAGGTGCTTTCTGCCGCAGCAGACGAAGACGAGGACTTTTTGCCAAACTTTTTGCCGAAGAAGTAGCTGATCCAGCCGATAGGGCCGGTTGCCGCCAGAAGCGCGCCGGAGAGGAGCTTGCTTCCCAGAGAGCGCTCTTCGCCAGAATCCTCGCGGGCGCGGGCGTTCTGGCCCATCTTGAAGCCCACAACGCCCTCTGCAATGACGGCCAGCACGGCAAGGCACTCCGGGAAAAAGGAGGCCGCTCCGCCCGCTGCGGACGCAATGGCCTGCCCGGCCCCGGCTTCACCGGCAGCCGCCGCAGCCTTCGTACCGCCGCCGAACAGCTTGAGGATGCTGCTGACGATGCCGCCGGAGCCTCCGGTTCCGGAAAGGCCCTTCATGGCGGCGGCAAAGCTCTGCACTTCTTTGGTGGAGCCGTTGACCGCCGGGGTGATGCCGTTGCTGAAGAGGCCTGCAATGCTCTGCAGCGCCCCCTGAATGCCGCCCTGCGCGTAGTGCTCATTGATGGCGGTCATCGCATCGTCTGCCCACTTCAGGATGGTGTTTCGTTGTTCTTGCGTCACCTGCCCGAAAATGACCTTTACCACATCCCCGGCGATGGCCTTGCCGTCTTTGTTCTTGATGTCGGTAAAGAGGGACTTCACCAGCCCGAAAATGCCTTTGTCAGACTGCCCCTGAATCTCGGAGATATACTTTTCGGTGCGGGAAAGCGCAGCCTGGATGCTTTTTTCGGCCTCTTCGGTGTCGACCTTGGTATTCTGGAGCACACCGTCGATATAGGTGTTGATGGTTTTGGTGGTCCGGGCCACGCCATCGACGATGTTTTCTTCGGTGATGGTCTCAGTCTTTTCGATGTGTTCGGTGTTGTCGGCGTATTTTTTGGTGACTTCCTGAATCGCCGTGGTCACGCCGCCTTCTACCTTGCTGGTGGTGCGGGTCAGGGTGGCCGCCAGCGTTTTCGACATATCGTCGTACGTCTTTGTGGTTTTGGTCACCACGCCGTTGACCTTGGTCTCCACCTGCTTATAGGTGGTCTCGATGCCATCGACCATCTCCTTGCCGGTCGTGGTGGTGGTCTCGGTGATTCGGTCTTTGATGCTGCCTGCGCTGTCCTTGACCTTTTCGGTGAGAGTCTGGATGCTGGTGGTCACGGTGCCGAGGGCATTCTGAGTGGTAGTCGTAGCCGTTCTGGAGATAGACGAAATGACCGTCTCGGTGGCAGACTTTGAGCCAGGCTTGCCGCTGGAAGAGCTCCCACCGCTGCCGCCAGTGGGGATGGAGCTGCCACCGGAGCCAGCGGCAGCAGCAAGCTCAGCCTGCCGCTCAGACCAGCTCTTGTTGCTGATGCCAACGCCATTTAGCGCTGCCTGCCTGCGGCGGTCGCGGGAGTTCTGCTGGTCCGTTGATGCGCGGTAGTCCTCGTAGCTGTCATAATCAGCGTAGGCGTTTTTGCCAAGGGCCTTGTTTAGGGCGTAACTGGCTCTATCCAGAGCGCTTACAGCCGCCGAACCCAGCCTGCCAAAGCTGCTGATGATGGTGCTGATCGGGTTGTCCAGGCCGAGAATCGCTTCGCCGAGACCTTTCCACCCATCCTTTTTGTAAGCGTCCTGCGCAGCCACCACCATATTGTTCAGATTGCCGATGACCATGCCGATGCCGTTGCTCAGGTCGCCGGTCATAAGACCCGCCAGCTGGCTCACGTTATCCTTCAACGTGGATACCCGGCCATTCATGGTCTGGCTTTGGGTGTCCATGGCGTTGTAATATCGTCCGCCCTCTTCGCTGGCCGCGATAAGGGCCTGCGACAGCAAATCATAGCTGATGGTCATCTTCTGGACTTCCTGCACCGATTTTCCGGTGTAGTCTGCCAAAACCTGATAGATATTGATGCCCGCATAGGCAAACTGCTTGATGTCGATAGCGGACGCCTTGCCCACGTTGGCGATCTGCTGCAAGTTCGCCGACATGCGGGACAGCTCTGCATTGCCGCCGCCGGTGGCCGAGACAGCATCGCCCAGCGCCATGATGACCTTGCGGGAGTAACCCGCGTTTTCACCGGCGCTGATGAGCAGTTGGTTGGCCTGTGTCAGGCTCGCCACGTCAAAGGGGGTGCGGGCGGCGTCCTCCTGAATGGCGTCCATGGCCGCTTTGGCCGCCTCAGCGCTGCCCAGCATGTTGGTAAAGCCGGTGGTGTAGCTTTCTAGCTGGGCGTTATACTGGATACCGGTCTGAATAAAATCCTTGGCCGCAGACAGGGCCATGGAGCTTACTTTGGAGATGACGCCTGTAAGCAGGTTGGCTTTGGTGATGGCTCCGGTGAGAGAGCCGCTGGCGGTCTCGGATGAACCGCCAAACTCCGTCATGCCGACGTTGGCTGATTTCAGGGCCGAGGTGGTCTCTTTCAGTTCGGCTCGGGCAGAGGCCAGAGCGGCTTTCAGCTCCTTGGTCTGCGCAGAGGTGCGCCCGGTCTTTTCAGCCGATTCGTTGTACCGTTTTGTCAGTTCGGCGACTTTCTGCGCTGCTTTGCTGTACTCGGAGCCCAGCTCCGTGACAACTCTTTTGGTGCTGTTCTGCACGTTTTGGATGCTCTGCCGGTAAGCGGAATCATCCAGCGACAGAGTCGCTTCCAGATTAAAGATATTCAGGGCGTTTCACCTCCTCCGCACAGCTCCGCCAGAGCTTTTGCATTGTCGGCGGTGATCTGCTCCGCCGTGCGGGTGTCTTCTTTGGTGTGCAGCAGGGGGAAATGCTTGGATGCAAGCCCGGAGTAAAGGGGCTGGATGCCGAGATACTGCCCGATGGCGTCGGCCACATAGTCCCGGAAAAGCTGCGCCTCCTGATGCCTGCGCACCTCGGCGCGGATATGCTCCATGATGTACGGCTTGCCCAGCAGCCGGAGCATATCCAGCCGGATGGTGGATACCAGCCGCCGGTAGCCGTCCGCGCCGATCACATCAAGGACTGAAAAAAATCCATGAAGTCCACGTCCCGGAGCGCCCGGCTCATGGCAGAGGCCAGCACCCGGGTAGGCGGCTGCTCCTCGTCCTTGTCCAGCACCACGAACAGGGGCAGGATGCCGAGGGTGAGGTCTGCCTTGTCCGTGTAAAGCAGCTTGGTCATGTCCACGGCGTTTTTGTTAGCCTGCGCCCGGCGCTTTTCCAGCCGCTCTGCGTCCGTCTCCGTGCCGGTCAGCTCCGGCTCGCGGCCCAGAATGTCCATCACGCCGGAGTCTGCCACGTACTTTTTATAAGCCTGCGCACACTCATAGGTGCGCTTGAGGTATTCGGCGCCGTCGAGATCGATGATATTGCGCATATGTCCTCCTTAGTCCCCGGCCGGGGCCTTGACGATCGAGTAAAATTCCATGGGGGCCTGAGTGGGGTTTTCCAGGTCAGCGTAGCCGGTGAGAGTGATCTGCATGGAGCCGCCGCCCCGGTGAGCCGTCTTGAGGCTCAGGCCGCCGGAAGAAAGGGCGTTGAAAATTTTGCAGACCAGAAAGCCGCCGCCGATCATAGGGCCAACCCAGTACAGCTCCCTGTAGTCCTTCAGGGCAGCCTCGATGCGGGGGACCACATGGGTGGGGTCGTCCGCATCGATGTCAGCCGTGCCGATGGCCAGCTTGAGCACATCGGGGCTTGCGTTGGGAGTGGTAAAGGCGATGGTGGCGGTTGTTCCGGTGACCTCATTGCCCTGCTTGGTGTTGGTGGGTGCGTTGTCGATGTCAGCCAGCGTATCCTCCATGCTGTTGCTGTAGGAGATGGTCACGCCGCCCTGCGTGGCACATACGACATTGGTGCTGTCGATTTTGGGAGCGGAAAAATCAAATGTGGAAAGCAGATTGCCGGAGCCTTTCGGGATGCTCTTGAACGCATCCGGGGTCAGCACATTGACCGCGAATTTTTTTGCCAGAGTTTCAGGCATAAAGGATCCTTTCTCACGGGATAAGCCGTGTAAGCTCAAAATTGAGGTATTCGCACAGATAGCCCTCGGGCGGGTTGTCGAGTGGCTGCGCCCACGGGCTGCCTTTGCGCAAAAGAATAGCGCCGCCCTCGCATTCGATGGTCAAACCATCTGCAAGGGCTGCGCTTATTTTGTCTTCGGTCTGTAAAATAGGCGTCCGTCCTTTGGCACTCGGATACCAAAGCCGGGCGTGGAATGATGCTTCATCGTTCCAGCCGCCGGGAATTGTCGGCTGATAGGTCAGATACGGAAGTTCTGCACCGGGAGGGATGTTATCTTCCAGATAGCCCGGGATGCCAAACCCGTTGAAAAACGTGTTCAGCGCCCGGTTGATGCTCTCAGACGGCCCCATCACGGCAGCACCGCCTTTTTGCACTTCACGGCCCGCAGACCCATGCCGGATTCCGGCGGGGCATTGCCCTCATCGGCTGCGCTCGTCACCTGAAAGGTCTGCCCGTCGCTCACCCGCTTGACGTAGTCAGGGAAAGCCAGCGGCACACCGGTGTTGACCAGCAGGGTATAGGTGGACGCTGTAGCCGCCTGCTCTGCAACCTGAGCCTCCACGGTTGTATCGTGGCGCTCCACGGCCTCAAACTCGGGGCCGTCTGTCCAGCCGGACACAAAGCCGCCAACACCGTCCGGCTCATAGCTGCGGGTCTGGAAACGGTATTTTTGGGTGAAGCTCTGCATCACGGTGGATGCAGTGAACGGATTGACCATGTCACATCTTCCTCCACTGATTGATCTCGGATTTATAGCGGGTCTTGCCGTCTGCAGGCAGGCCGTCCGTGCCTGTAGCCATTGTGCCGGACCAGCCGCCGAAGGACTGAGATACATACACGCCGCCGGACGGCAGTGCCTTGTCGTATGCGTCGATTTTTTCAGCCAGCGCCACAAAGGCAGGCGGCACCCGCATGGGCTGCACCGTGCCGTTAAAGGTCTCCGCCACCAAATCACCGTTTCCTGCTTTGTGTACGCCATCGTTGAAGATGGATCCGCACACGAGGAAATACTGCCCCGGGACTACCCCGGCGGGAACGGTATCCGGCTCAAAGGCAAACTCCCCGGCAATGGGGTCGTCTGCCCGGTCAAAGAAATTGTGCGTCAGTGCGCACAGCTCAGGGACGGTCATTGGATGCCTCCTACTCAAAAGGGGCGATTACTCGCCCGGGGTGATAGTCTGGACAGAGATGCCGTCCAGATACTCAGCGAACAGGGTCATGCCCATGATGGCGAAGCTCTCAGAGACCGCGGTGTGGTAGTTGCCCTGAGTGTGGAAGCCGATGAGGTTGCTTGCCTCGCCCGCGGTGGTGTAGACCAGACCGGCCTTGGAAAAGTCGCTGTCGGCGGGGTCAACATAGTACAGGACGATGTTGTCCACCGGGGTTGCGATGACCTTTCCTCGCGCGATTTCGCCGCTGGAAAGCAGGAAGATGGTGTTGTAGCCCATGAAGTCCTTGATGTACTGGAAGCCGAACTGGTTCTGGACAGTGATGTTGGCCGCGCCCAGGTACTCGTACACATCCAGAATGTTGGCGAAGCCCACGACGCCGGTGACGGTGCGGTGCATGTTCTTGAACTTGTCCTCAACGCTGCCCTTTGCCATTGCCAGAGCCATCTGGAAGGTCTTGGGGGTGCCTTTCAGGGTGCCGGTGTTCAGGTACTTGTAGAAGCGGTCGGTGACATTCGCGGTCAGCTGGTACAGGAACTCGTCATCGGTCTTCTGAACAGCGACATCGTAGCCGTACTTCTTGATGGCTTCCAGAGAGACGGCTTTGGCGAACTTTTCGACAGTAATGTCAGCATAGGTCTTTTCTTTGACGGTGAACTTGCTGTAGGGGATCTCCTCGCCCTCAGCAACAGTGCCGCTCTGAAGCGTACCCTCGGCGTACTTGCTCTTGAGGGTAGTGCCGGGCTGCATCCGAATGGGGCGCATGATGCCCATGATGTCGCGCAGATGCTGCCAGTTGCGCTGGAAGCGGGTGACGAAGTCGATTTCTCGGGGGTTGACGGTAATGTCGGTAGTTACGATAAGGTTTTCTTTTGCTGCCATGTGTTATTCCTTTCCGCCGCCCGTGAAAAGGTCGGCATTTGCAGCAATCGCGGCCTGGCGTTCGCCAGCGTCCTTGATTGCAAAAATTTGGTCTTTTGTCATTTTTGAGCCGGTGTTGGTGGGCGGGGTGTCCACCTTTGCGCCGGTGGTCGTGGTCGTAGCCACAAAGTCGCCCCAATCCGCTTTCAGGCTGTCGGCGTGCTTCTTGGCGTCCTTGACGTTGCCCTTTTCGTCCAGCTCCAGCTTGTCGATGTCCTCGCCGGACAGCCGCACAACGCGGTCTGCGTACTTGTCCAGCACCCCGGCAGTCTTCAGCAGCTCCCGGAACTTGGCTTCCTTGGCTGCGTGAGTGTCCTTCTGGGTCTGCTGGGCCTTGTAGTCGGTCAGAGCCTTTTCCGCAATGGTCTTGCCGTTGGCAGCGGCGTCCCGCTCCTTCTCGGCCTTGGCGGTCGCGGCCTTGGCGTCATCCAGCTGATTCTGTAGAGCGTCCGTTTCGGTGTGCAGCATGTCCAGGATCTTCTTCATCTTGCCGCTGACATCCACAGTCTCATCCTCCAGAATCGCGCGGAGGTCTTTTCTCTCAAGTGCCATGTGATAGTCCTTTCTGCCCATGCTCGGGCTGCCATGCTTGGCAATAAGGTTTATTTGCCGGACGTGCTGCCGGTGTGGTGCCGCCTGTGGGGCTTGAACCCACGGCCCCCGGATTACAAATCCGGCGCTCTGCCAACCTGAGCTAAAGCGGCATAAAAAAGCGGCTGACGCTGTACGCCAACCGCTGAGTATTTAGTTTTTGCGTGCAACTTTGGTGATACATTCGACCGCCCAAAACTTCGCTTCCTGTAATTTTGTCATGCACAGACTTTTTTCTCGGCTTTCAGGAAGTGCGTCAAGCTGCGTTGCAAGCTCAAGGAAAAGGTCTTCTGCCTCGCAGTGCGCAGTTTTCACATCATCGGGCAGGAACTTTTCTTTTGGTGTTTTGAACATTTTCTCCAAATTCATAAATTACGCCTCCTTGTTTCCTTCCTCTACGGCGATCTGCCGCAGCTCGTCAATGTGGTCCTCCACCGCCGGGCGGAGGAACGGACGGGCTTTCATGCCCCGAGTAAAGTGCCACTTGCCGTTGAAGTCCTTCCAGACCCACGGCGTTTTTCGTCCATTGTCATTCTTGGCAAAGATGCCCGTGCCAAGCTCAACGTAGACGCTGTAAAAGAGATTCGACCCGATGGTCACGGTCTTTTTTGCAAGGTCTACAGCGTAGGTCAGGCTCTGCTTGAGCGCACCGCCTACATAGCCCTCAATGCCCGTGCTGTCTGCCGTGCCTGTTGGCACAAGCAGTTGGGCGTAGTCCTGCACCTTCATGCCCCAGATGGTCAGCACCCGCTCTGCCCATGAATCCAGAGCCTCATGCAGCTGCGGGGTGTTGTCAGTGAATTTGATGTCGTATTCAAATTTCATGGCTCACTTTTTCTTCTTTCTGGAGATGTAGCCAATCCACGCATTGCCCTGTTCAAAAGTAACGCCATACGGCTTTGTTGTTAGCTGCATTAACTTGTCCCAGTCGCCGCGAGACATTCCTTTGAAATCAAATGCAACTTTTGGGCCTTTTTCCCAAAATGTTGTCATGTAAGGTTCAGAACCATCACCAGTTCTGTATTTGTTAAGGTCAACGCCAACTTGCTTTTTCACAAAGTCAATGGTTTCGTTATGTGATTTCTTATATCTCGAATTGTCAACAATAGTCGCAAGCTTTCTTTGCCGTTCTGCTTCAACTTTTCTGTCGTCTGTTATCCAGCGGCCATTTACAAATGATTCAAACTTGTGCTCATCAGCGCTTCCGCCGCCCGCTCTCGCGGAGCTGCCCCCGGCTCTGCCGGATGCTCTACCACCGCCGCTCATCGTGACACCTCTCTCTTACTTCCGCATATTGCGGTTTAATTACAGTTGCGTTAAAGTCCATCCCCGGTAATGGTTTGCCATACCAAAGAACTTGCGTAGGATTTAAGCGCCGCATAGCTTCCTTGCATCCCATCGTAAAAAGGGTTGTAGACAAATGCTCATTCATCAGCCCAACGGACGAAATGGAAATGATGGAGTTTCGCGGCTCTCCGTCAAAGCACCATTCGTAGCTTTCCGGCCATACCCATTCGATGGTGGGGATGACCTTGATACAGTGCATTTGCCAGTACGCTGCCAACCAGTGCCGTTTATAGGCGCTCCAAATCTGCACCGCTTCCGGGTGGTCTCGGAACATAGAAAAATCAGGCGAAAGAACAGCCCCGAACTGCTGCAAAAGCGGCACATACTTGTCAGGATTGCGCCATACGCGCTCAAACTGGTAATCATCACAATAAAAATGGACACCTTTGCTCCCCCTATCTTTGGCAGACAGGGCGTAGTTGAAAGGGATCCATTCCAGCTTGTCAATTCGGATGTCCGTTTCCGGCTTGATGATAGGGATATGGAACCTTCCTTCGCCCGGAAAAATCATCTTTTCGGTGTTTTCCATTGGCAGAATCACGGTTCATCCCTCCTTTCTCTTACGTTCCTCCGCCCACCACATTTGCTCTTTCTCTTTGCCGCCTTTGGCCTTGTACCACTCGGTGTAATCCATGACGGGAGTGACTTCTTTGGTCACATTGTCCCGCTGCATGGCGTTCTGCCGGGGGTACTTGCCCAGTGCAGAGGACAGCACACAGCGGCAGTGGTAGACCATCTCCGGGGCCGCGTTAGGGTCGCCGGGGTGCTGTATCTCGTAGCCCATGACCTTAAACGGCTCGTCAAGGTCGGCGGTCTGCTGATCCAGCAGGCGGTGCATCTCACGGGTGTGGTAGTCGTGGGTGGAGTTCCACCGCTTTTTGACCTCGATGCCCAAAGCCTGGGCGTTTCGCATCTGCTGCAAAGCCCCGGCGTTCTGGGCGCTGGTAAGGGCTGTGATGGCGTTGTTCATGGCCCAGTGGATCTCTGTATCAGCCATACCGTTTACGGCTTGCACGGCGATGTCGTGGACGCTCTTGCCCTGCACGATACCCTGCATGACGTAGCGGTTGAATATCTTTGCATCATAGGTTTTGTTGCTCTCGCTTTTGATACGCTTGTTTGGCACAAGCCGGGGGCGCTCCTTCAAAAGCAGCCGCACCGCTTCGGTGTTGTACAGGGTCAGCCCGAACGTCATGCCTGCGGCCTGTTCCAGCTCGTAGAAAGCCCAGTTTGCGCCAAAGGAAAAGATGTTGTATTGCTCGTCCCGGGCCAGCTTGTAGGCCGTCTCTTGGGCTGTGGTGCAGGTCTTGGTGATTCCGTCCAGCTTGGCCCGCATCAAATCAGATTGAAAGACCTGATTCTGCAGCCAGATGCGGTAATCCTCTTCGGTGATCTCGCCTGCATCCAGCTGCGCCCGCTTGCGCTCGTCCAAAGCTCGGTACTTTTTCAGAAAATCGGTGAGCTGCTTTTGCATCTCCCGGCGGGCAGTGCCGTACACCCGGAGGATACGGCGGCGCAGGCGGTTCAGCTGGCGGGTAGAAATGCGGTCACGGTCAGAAATCATGTTTCATCACCGTTGTCATCCTCGTCATTGTACACGGTCTCCCGCTCTTCGCTCTCCGCCATCAGCGCGGCCTTGGCCTGCTCCTTTTGTTCCGGGGTCAGGTTGGGCAGCAGGTCAATGGCCATGTCCTTCCCGATGATGGCAGCCTCGGAAATGACCATGCTGACCTGCTCAGCTGTGTTGGTAATCTTGCTGCGGTTGAATGTCGGCATAGCGCTGTCAAAGCCAGCCAGTGCGCAGACCTGCCGGATGAACGGCTTGATCTGCGCCTCGAAGTCGTCCGCGTTCTGGTTCAGAGGTTCATAGGCTGCATCCAGATGGTCGTTGGTGCTGTCCGCGCTGACGCAGTGCACGTCCAGACCGCCGAAGTCCTCATATACCCGGGTGTGGAGCAGTTCCAACAGAGCCTGCCGGGCCGTCACGGGAATCTCGGTGGTGTAGGGGGTGATCTTGCCGCCCTCGCTAGTGTCTGCGCCTGCAATGTGGTACAGATTCAGCTTGACAAGAAACTCCTGCAGCTCGCCATCGGTCATGCCGTTGAAGTTCTCGCACAGCCAGTAGATCTGCGAAAAGTCTTGCAAGTCATTGCAGAAGCCGGACATCACCAGATCGGTGTTGTCAATGTAAGCTTTCAGCCCCACAAGGGTGCTCTGGTGCAGGTCGGAGCCCCACAGCGGCACAATGGGAAGAGCGCTGTAGTTTTCGCCCTCCACGCTTTCCAGCCCGCCGCCGGGTGTGGTGACGGTCACGCTCTTGTATGCCTGCTTCGGCGTTGTCTCCTGCATCACATTGCCGATTTTGCTTTCCGTATACTCGGTAAAGCCGTCCAGCTCGTACAGGATATAGTGCATATCCGTGTCCGGGTTCAACCGCCAAAAGCGCACACCCGCCTGCAAAAGGCCTGTTTTTTCATCGTACAGGGGCGCGAACTCGGTCAGCTTGAAAATCACCAGATGGTCGTTGTTCCAGAATCCGAAGCTCTCACCGTGGATCAGGGCGAAATATCCGGCTTTCTGGATCTGCTCGTCAAAGTTCTGCCCAAGCTTGCCCTTGTCCACGCCATCGTCCGCAAAGACCACGCCGTTGCCGAGGGAGTAGGTCGCCCGCTGCTTGTTGAGCCGCCGGAAAAGATTACTCTTGACCATATCGGGGCGCAGGACATCCTGCTTTGTGTTTTTGGACAGGCGTTTCAGCATCAAAGCGTAAGCCTGCGCGAAGCGTTCAGCCCCCGGGTTTTTCTGGGCGTCGTACAGATCAGCGTCCAGCGCCATTCTGTAAGGTCCGGAACTGCAGTGCTGCTGCACGAACCGCCGGATGAAATCAGGCTGTTCCCCGGCGGCTTGCGCCTGCTGGAAGGTCTGGAATGTGTATACAGTGCTCAAAATCAATCCCTCAGTTTCACAAGGCGCTTTGTGCGCACGAAATAGCGGATAGCGTCCATGCAGTGGTCATTTACCTTCAGCACGGTGTCGTCTTTGTCCGGGTCCCAAGCGTACACGCCGAACTCTTCCAGCGTGTGCTTGCAGTCTTTGTAGATCTTCAGCCGTCCGGTCTGCAGCATGGTCTGCACGTCCAGAATGCCGCTCAGGACGTCGTTATTTGCGGGGGTCTGGGTAAAGCCGTTCTTGCGCAGTTCTGTGATCAGGGGCAGGGCCGAGGGGTCTACGATGACCCTTTCCGGCTTGAGCCCGTTCAGCCACGCTTTCAGGTCTGTAACGTACTCGCCCACGGTCTTTTGCCGCTTCTGCTCTCGCCCGCTGTAGTAATACTCCCGGGTGACGATCCAGCAGTCTGCATCGGCCTGTTTTTGGAGCAGCAGGAACACCGTTGCGTTCTGGGTGCCGAAGTCACACGCCACATAGGCGCTTTTCGGAGACAGCTCCGGCAGCACGTCAATGACGTGTTTTTTCGGGTCGAACATGTCATATACAAGGCCCTCTGCCACCGTCCACAGTCCCAGAATGTAGCGCTGGTAGAAAACTCCGCTGTACTGGCTGCGGTATCTGGCCTTGATGTCCTCGGAAAGCGACAAGTTGTCATCCATCGTAAAGTGGAGATACATCATCTTGCGGGAGCGGCATTTCCGCACCCACTCTAGATAGAACCAGTGCTGTGGGCTGCCCGGGTTGCAGTTGAACCAGAACTTTGACCCGGTGACAGAGCAGCGGGCTGTGGCCTGATTGACGAAGCTCTGCGGCATCAGGGCCACCTCGTCAAAGAAAGCCCCGGCGAGGGTGATGCCCTGGATCAGGTCCTGACTGCTCTCGTCTTTGCCGCCGAAAAAGTAAAACTCGTTGGCTTTGCCGCCCTTGCTGACGGTCATGCAGTTTTCCGCCCGGTGCTCCTTGACGTTGTAGCCACGGGCTGCAAGCTGCTGCTTGAGCGTCCCCAGCACGTTGCGCCTGAAGCTGGCAATGGTTTTGCCGCACATGGCAAACTGCTGCCCGCTGTAGCAGGTCATGGCCCACTGGACAAAAGAGAAGCTCATGGCAAAGGTCTTGCCCGAGCGGATAGCTCCATCAGCAATGATGCCGTTGTAGCTGCTGTATGCGCTCTGCGGTGTCCACCAGCTCAGGACCTGCTTTTGCCGCCGGCTGAGGGCTTTCCAGCGAAAGCCGTTACTTTTCTGCATTGTCGTCCTCTTCCTTTGGCAGAAGATCCACATCGTCAGGCAGGCTAAGGTCTGCGGCGGCGCTCAGTGCTTCCACAAGTCCATCGTCTGGGACTTCTATGCTGCTCTGGTCTCCCAGCATAGCAAACTTGTCCACGATTGTGCCAAAGGCCGTGGAAAGCTGCGGCAGTGTTGCTTCCGCGATCTTGTCTGGGTCAGCCATCGCTTTCAGGTACAGCCCGAGGAGCTCTTGCGCTTCCCCTTGCTTACTCTCCATGTAAGAAAGCATGTCCTTCGAGTTTTCCCGTTTTTTTTGTGCGCACAAGCGCGCACTCTCCGGGTCTTCCTTTACGACTTTTTTAACGGTCGCGTCCGAAACATCATTCAGCCTTGCGGCTGCGCGGTAGCTTTGGAGCTGCACATAGTCCGCAACGATTTTCTTTTTTTGCTTATCCGTCAGCCGCCGTGCGCCCACCGCCACCACCTCTCTAAACTCAGGCAAAAGAAAAACCGCCCGGAAATCCGAACGGTCAAAATATCGAATGTGCCGCTTGCAGGGCTCGAACCTGCACACGTCCGGTTATGAGCCGGATGCTCTGGCCAACTGAGCTAAAGCGGCATAAGAAAAACCAGCTTTGCTGCATGGAGCTCATCATGCAAAAAGCTGGTTTTTAATCGTATTGTATCAGCAGCGGTTAATCCGCACGGATAGCAGGCCGTGCTCCTTGGATACAGCCACGGCCTCCGATCTCTGCCCGAGGCTCGCGTTTTGTGTGGTCTGCACGGAAACCGAAACGCCGCGCATAGCGCACAAAGTGGCTTTCTTTGTTGCTGATCGGTAAGGCCGAGAGGACAAGGCCAGCGCCGAGACGCGTCAAAAACTTTGCCATGTCGCAAATCAGTTCTTTCAAGCACTCAAACATTTGTATGCCTCCTCTCCAAAAGTGTCCACAGTGGACACTCTAAAATCACGCTAGCCGCCAGCCGGATTTGAACCGGCACCCACGGAATGGATGTGCGCAGTGGTTGGCTGTGCAGTGATGTTCCCGTGGTATCACCAATGTTGTCCCGCCTTAAATGGGCGGCGCTCTGCCAGTTGAGCTATGACGGCATATAAGCAGCACCCGTGCATTCAGTTTGACGGACAGGCATAAAACGGTAGGGGGCTGCTGCACCCGGAACTTTCGCGGCCGGATGCCCCGCTATTGCACTCCCCGCTCTCGTCAGATCATGCAAGCACTCCCGGCAGGACTCGAACCTGCAACATGCGGTTTTGGAGACCGCCGCTCTACCACTTGAGCTACCGGAGTATAAAACACCGCCCTTGGACTCGAACCAGCCAGCAATATCTCAGCTGACACGCGCTCCAAACTGCGCTCAGGCGGCCATATAAAACAGCCCTGGTTCTCCGCCAGGGCTGTTGTTCGACGCACATCCCGTCGGGAAGTCTACCCACACCCTCAGGGATTCAAAGCTTTCTCTCATGGCACGGGAGGTTAAGCGTGCAGCTTTGTGGTGGATGAGTCCATGCGCCATACGGTGCGAGGTTACGGAGTCGAACCGTTTCACAAAACTGCCAGCCCCGTTATGTGGCTTCCCAAACCTCGCATAGAAGCAGCCCGCAAAACGGTGAAGGAGAACAGGAAAGCATGAAAACCTGTCACAAGGAAGGGACCGTTCTGGAGGCTGCGTGGCAAGCGGCTACCGCTTAGCGCTGAACCGCTTATTAGAATTTTACATCCAAGCTTGCAGACTTGAAAAGAGCTGACCCCTTCCAAAATCACGCTGTGTTTTCTTGTGCATGTTGTACACTTTTCACGTCAGAAAACTCGTCCCATATCTCGGCCAGGGCCATGCATCCGCGTTTGATTCGCCGGTAGACCACATCTGCCCCGCATACGCCGACTTCTTTTGCGATTTCCTTGTGAGATTTTCCTATGACATAGTGCTCGCAAATTGCTTCAGCGCATTCCGGCTCGGCTATCAGGCAGTATGCCCGCCTGGTGGCCTCGAGACGCAAATTACACAGGTCCGTCTCCATCCTCTGAAGCTGTCGGCGCTCGGTGTCCAGCTGCTCTACAGCGAATCCCACCTTGTCCCCATTGCCACCACCCGCAGGCATCCCGCTCAGGCTCTGGGTGCATTTTTCGGCCACGTCTCGGATGCGCTGTATTTTTTGCTTCTGGACTTCGATAGCCGCCGCAAGGTCGCGGCACTGCTGAAACCACGCCTTGACGGTGCGGTAATCCACGCCGATGTCAGGCTTTGGTATGTCGGTGTCAGGTGTCCATGTGTGGGCCATGTTATCAGCCTCCCATCTCCGGGTCGGGGCACTCCCAGTAGTAGTTCTCGAATGTAATTTCACGATTTATAGTCGTTTTTCCGTTTATAACCTCAATTTCTTGGTTAAACTCCATGCCGCTCTCATATCCATAGAGCCTAAAATCAAGACCATATTGTTTTGACATTTCTTCGTATGGCTCAGATTCAAACGCCCATGCCGCCTGCACTGGTAGAACGATAATGTCTTTTCCGTCCTTTTCGCCAAAAAAGAAATCCTTTCCACACTTTTGAACAAAGTTTCTTCTAGTTCCGGCAATGTATGCTTCTTGCTTTACGCAAACATGAAGCTCGTCATCATCGTAGGTATAGGAAACGCCGCTTTCGTATTTTCTGAAAATCAGAGCATCATAAAGTGGCTTGCCTTCTTCAACGTCAGGATTCCATGCAGCCACACATTCAGTGAGCCACTTTACGATATTTTCTTTTTTCCCTCGGACTTTCAATTTTCCTTCGCACCAGTTTGGCACAATTCATTCCTCCATTTCTTCAATCTCAATTTCCACCCTCGGGTTCTTCCGGTCAAGCTCCACCCGGCTGCCATCGTGGGCGGCGACGATCTTGCTGTTGTCGTCCTCCAGCACCCGGGCTTTTACTAGGATGTCCGTGGTCGCCTCGATGAGGTTTGCCAGATCGACCCGGCGGGCGGTCTTCATGTAGTACACGCACCTCACGTTAACGCGGGCAGAGATAGGGCTGCGCGGCCTTTTGATTTGCCGCAGGCAGTCGGTCTCATAATCCACGTAAGCCTTGCTAGGGGCCACAAAGCGCCCGCCCGAGCGGCTTTTGAGGATGCGGGCAGAGTTTTTCTTGGTGCGCGGGTCGCCGTAGAGGGTCAGCTTCATCTGCCGTCCTCCACATAGTACCAGCTTTGCGGCGGACGTTCGATCCCGAACGCTTCTCCACGGCAAATCAGCTTTTTTGCGTCCCATCTGCGGCAGGTGCAACAGTCTCCGCGATGCGTACAGGGTTGTATCGCCCAAAAATCTTTAAGCTTCACAGGCTTATCGTAAAATTTAAGTTCTGAAATGTGCCAGAAAAACAGATTGTCATGAAGTCTGTTTTTGGATGCGTAACGGTGCAGTTGGAAATATGGCACACATGAATCTTTTGTAAAACATTCATCCAGTCTGTCCTGATATGCCGGATATGGAATATCGACCTCTTCAATGGAATCACAGACAAACTCGCCAATCACCTTGCCGTTCATCTTCTCCATCCCAATTTTGGGCAATTTCATGCTCCAGTCATATGAACGGGTGCAGTAGATGTATACCTTGAACGGTGTGTCAAGTTTTGGGCGGGTTCTTCGTACCTCAAGGGTTTTCTTTCCGCTCCAAATCAGCTTGCACCAGTTGGGCCGAATGCTCAAAAGGACTGCTTTATTGTTGGGCATTTTCTTCTCCTCCTTGATGTCGGTGGAGCCGCTCGTCTACCTCGCTGAGAGCCAAAATATCCACGCTGTCAAGTCCCCCATGCTGTACAAGAGCGTTCAGTAAGATTGAGGATTTCGCCATCTCCAGAGATACAGATTTTCCCTCTTGCTCCTTTGTGGCTTTCCTGATGATGTTGTTCAGGATAACGACTTCTTCGCCGGTCATCTCGATGACGGCGGAACCGGTTTCATTCTTCGCATGGTCCCGATAAGTCAACGAACGGATTCTCATGTTATCCAGCCCTCCCTTCAGTAATACTCGATTTCCACCAGCGAGGTGGACACCAACTCAAAGCGGCCATCTCCAAGAGGGATTTGCAGGAGCTGGTACTCTCGCTCGGAAGAAAGTTTCGGGTCTGGCACCAGCTCACCAAAGCTGTCCACGGTGATGGTATACTTCGGAGATCGTGTTCCAGCATATCCGATCTTTTCAATTTCCGGGGAGTAGACAGTGACGTGGTAGCATGGCTTTCTTTCAACTTCTGCCTCGGCAGTGGCCGCACCGCAGGATGTAAACCACAGCGTCACAATCAGCAATGCTGCTGACACGATAAAACAGATCATTCTCTTTTCAAGTTTCATTTTTTCATCATCCCTTCCATTGCCAGCTGCTCGCACTGCTTTTCAGCTTCCCTGCGCTGCTGGTCATACTCGGAGTACTTCGGGCAGCTGTCGTGGCAGTCTTTACACAGCGTCATCGTCATTTTTCATACCTCTATTTGATTTTTGCATCTGAAAATCACTACCATGGACGGAAAAGGTGCTGAATTTTTTTGTCCGCCAAATTTCAACCGACCACGAACAAAGCGCACCTCATGCTTTTGGTAAATGAAATCATGAAACCATTTAGTGTCCGTTCTGGCCGGAAGTAGCATCACTACCAGAGCGTGAGCCTTAGACGCTTTTCGCACCCACTCGATTATTTCTCTTCCATACGGCGGATTGCAAAATACTCGCTCACCGTCCCAGCTCTGGGCCAAGCCATCTTGCTCTTTTGTGAAAAATCTGACACATTTATGATTTTGTTCATCCGCACATGGATCAAGTGTGAAGTGAAATTCTTCATTCAACCCATCAAAAAAATCTTGAGGAGTTGACCATTGGTCTGTAGCGCTACTAAACATCACATCTGTGTTCATCCAACGCCTCCATTTTTCAGTACCTCCGTCCTCACCGGCTTGATGTCCCGATACTCGGGGTAATGGTCGCCCGCCAGCTGGCAGGCCCGGAACTCTGCCGCAAACTGACTCGCGGCGTTGATGCGGTAGGTAAGCGCCGCGTTCCCGTGCGGGCCGCTGCACTCTACGATGACTTTGTATCTAGGCATTTCGTCCTCCGTTCTGGTTTGCCCGCCCAAGAAGCTTTCTTTCTGCCCTGGACTTGAGCATCCGGGTGCGGGCAGCAAGGCAGTGCTTCGCCAGCATCTGCTCACCCTGGGCCTTTTCGATGGCCTTTTTCCACGCCGGGAGAAGCTGGCTCTGCCAGCTGCACTCCGAAACCACCTCATGGAATGTCTTATAGGCCATCTCATCCGGCACATCCTTGAGCGATGAGTTCGCCCAGATCTCCGCGATGCTTGCGCGGTTCTCTGCGGTCTGAGGCCGTCCAAAATAGGCCTCAGCGTCCGCAAGAAGCTTTGTCATCATCTCCACTGTCACGGTTTCACCCCCTTGAAAATATTTGCGTATGCTTCTGCGGTGCTTTCTGTGGCTTGTTTCCCGCGAGGCTGCTCTTGTCGGCGCTGCCCATTCGCTGCCACGTCCCCCGGGGTGCGCATCCCGTCCCGTTGCCAGCCGGATAATATGCCGTTGATGTAGTTCCACGAGCGCTTCCCAGCCTCTGCGGCCTTGTCGATCGCCAGCAAAATCATCTCCGTGCTGTACTCCTGCCGCCATTTTTGCAGTTTTTCCAGCGCCGAACGTGGGAAGTCACCGATAGCACGTTGGTAATGCTGGACGATTTTTGATAACTCCATATCAACGGCGGCGGTGTTATCGCGCTTTACAACATCTACATCTCCATTTACATCTACATCTCCATTTACATCTACATCTCCATTTACATTTACATCTACAGTTATTTTTGTTATGTCGTCATTAACATTGTTATCGTTTGTTATTTTTGTTATGTCGTCAGGCTTTCCCCAGCGCTTTGCCATGCCGCGTTTTCCGGCATTGCTGCGTTTCTTGCGGGTTTCATCCCATTTTTCAGACGCCCGTTTTACGTCGCTGCACATAAATTTCCAGTTGCCCCGCATCCCACGGTCTGAAAATTCGGACTCTTCTCCGGTTTTGGCATACCGTGCAAGAGCTCGCATCAACTGCCCAACCTCTGCGTCGGAGTATTCTTCCAGCGCATCGAACCAGCTCAGATACGCCACAAATGACTTTTTATCGTCCTGTGCCACTCAATCACCTCCTTTGCACGCCCGTATAGCCAGATAGCGCAGCTCTCCGTTTAGAACGGCAAATCCTCCGAATCGTCGATGAGCGAAAAGTCGTCTGCGCTGCCCTGCGAATACTCCGGCACGTTCTGAGACTTCTGCGGGGCGCTGTGAGCAGCGTTTGCTTCGCGCACATGATTTTCTGTCTGCTGGTCGAAATCACGCACAGAGGGCTTCTCTGCGGCCTTTCCGCCGCAAAAGCTCACCTGCGACGCAAGAACCTCGGTAGCTGTGCGGTTGTTGCCGTTCTTGTCCTGGTACTGACGGGTCTGCAAGCTGCCTTCGATGGCGATCATGCTGCCCTTCTGGAAATACTTGGAGACGAACTCGGCGGTCTGCCGCCACGCGGTGACGTCGATAAAATCGGCCTTGCGCTCTTCGCCCTGCCGGGCAAAGCTGCGGTCAACCGCGATGCGGAAGCTGCACACGTTGGTGCCGTTCTGGGTGGTCTTGAGCTCCGGGTCGTAGACCAGACGGCCCATCAGCGCAACAACATTAAGCATGGGCCGCGCCCTCTTCCTCGGCGTCGCCGGCGCCTACCTCGTAGTCGATGTTGGCGCCCATCAGGACCTCCGGACACTCGGCGCGGGCAAAGTAAGCGGCGGCGCGGTACTTGA